AGGTTATTCTTGGGCGATAAGCTAATTTGGTATGGACGTATATTTCAAAAGAAGAGAGACAAAGAGCAACACATTAAAGTAACTGCCTATGATATGATTAGATATTTTAAAAATAAAGATACTTTAGTATATGAGAATAAAACAACTTCTGAATTAATTAAAATGATTGCTAATGATTTAAAAATAAAATGCGGAACTATAGAAGATACAAAGTATAAAATACCATCAAGAATAGAAGATAATAAAACATATTTAGATATGATATACAATGCACTAGATGAAACTCTTAAAAACAAGAAAGAAATGTATGTCTTATATGATGATGTAGGACAAATAACATTAAAGAGCATTAATAATATGAAACTGGATCTACTTTTAGATAACGAGACAGCTGAGAACTTTGATTATAACAGTTCTATAGATAGTCAAACATATAATAAAATCAAGCTAACTAGAGAGAATGAGGAAACAGGGAAAAGGGATGTTTATATAGTACAAGATAGCAGCCATATTGGTAGCTGGGGGACATTGCAATATTATGAGTCTGTAGGTGAAGCAGTAAATGCAAAGGAAAAAGCAGAGACTTTACTTAAGTTATTTAATCAGAAAACCAAGACTTTAACTATTAAGGATGCATTGGGGGATATTAGAGTTCGAGCAGGGTGTTTAATACCAATACATATGGATCTGGGGGATTTGACGCTTAAAAACTACATGATGATTGATAATGTAAAACATACTATTGAAAATGGAAGACATACAATGGATATGCAATTAGTCGGTGGCGAATTTGTAAGCGGTTTAGTAGCAACTGGTAGTGGATCAGACGCTGAGAAAAGAAGTAATAAAAATCAAGGTAATAATAGTGCTGGTGTTGGTGAAAAAGTATTAAATGGTACAAAAGTACAAGCCCAATTTACGGCTTATCATCCAGGAGATGGAGGTATTGAAGGTGGAAGCTCTGATATGTACGGTAGAAAATTAAAACCAGGCGAGATTAAGATGGCTATACCAAAACAACTTTGGCAAGATCTCGGATTTACTAAGGCAACTATAAAGGATGTACAGTGCCAGATTGGTGATACAGGCACAGATAGAGACGGTATGATTTACACAATAGTCGATACAGGATCAGCACTTGTAAAGAAAAACGGAAGATATATTTGTGATATTGTAGCACCTAATAGAAAATGGATGAACAATTGGGGTAGACGTAATGGAACGTTAATAATAAGTAATGGAACTGGATTTACAACTAATAAAGGTAGTTCTTCAGGTTTAACAGATAAACAAAATAAATTACTTACTGAGATTAATAAACATTTAGGCAAGCCGTATAGGTGGGGAGCAACAGGACCTAAGACTTTTGACTGTTCTGGTCTAATGCAATATGTATACAAACATGCACTTAATATAAATATACCGAGAGTATCAAAGGATCAAGCACAAGCCGGTAGAGAGGTTGCTAGAAAAGATATGCAGGTAGGGGATGTTATAGCCTTTTCTAGTAATGGTAAACAAAGCGGAGTTCATCACGTTGGAATGTATATAGGAGATAATAAATTTATACATGCTCCGCAGACTGGTGACGTTGTTAAATCAACTCCATTATCTAACTCATATTACAATAAACAATTTTTTAAAGCACGAAGATTTATATAGGTGGTGATAGCATGGGGGCAGATAAACTAGTACAACAATTTAAAAAAGCAGCATTAGATGTAGTTAATGAATCGCAGCCAATGGACTGTGTTTTTGGTTTAGTAACAAAACAATCGCCTTTAAATATTCAAGTTGATTCAAAACTAAACCTTACACCTACATTTTTTATGTTAACTGAAACATCTAAGAGAATAGATTATAAAATTGGTGATAAAGTTTTACTTATTAAGATGCAAGGTGGACAGAAATATATAGTTATAGATAGGGTGTGATAACTTGGCAGATAACGGATATATAGAAGATCCATTTGAGGAAATACCAGATTTCACGTTCAAAGAGTACTCTAATAAAACATATAAATTAAATTTAGAAGATAATAAGATACAAGGTCGATCTGATGATTTAGAAGCCTTAAAACAGTCTATATATAAGATTCTTAATACTGAGAGATACGAAAACATAATATAGAGTTGGGGGGGT